AGAAAAAAACATATATCTTGAAGATTTTTCTTCATTTTCTTCTCTTAAAACTTTTCTTATAATTCTATCTAATCTATTCATTTTTTTATCCATTTAATCCATTTATTCCACCAATTACAATCATATTTAATTGTGTAACAGGTGTTCCATAACCATCTGTCCATACTGGATGTGGTGGTATAACAGAAAATGTTGATCCAGATGTTCCATCACAAGGACAACAAGTAACACAAACAAGCGTTTCTGTATTTGCACTTCTTGGAGCGTTTGGGTTAAATGATTCACAAAATGTACAATTAAAATAAAACTCAACCGCAGTAAATCCTTGTTCTTCTAAAGGTATTGGACAAAGATTTGTTATTTGATAACAACTACCATTAGAATCTTTAACACTATAATTTGTTAATGAACCAAAATTATAAATTGACAAGTAATTATCAAGTGTTATACTAACAAAAGACTCAACAAGGGTATCACAATTAACTAATGTAGCACCAATTAATCCTTGTGAGTTACAAGTTTCACAACTATCATAAATTAATGTTGAACCAAGTCCATTTTTTTGTGTATTGTAATAAGTATAATAACCACTGTAAGAACTGGCCGTATTAATAAGACCAGCACAAATCCACTCATTTGAACCCCACATTAATTTAACAACATCACCAATTTGTGCTGTACTGTCCGTCGTAACATAAATACTACTATATGTATTTGAGTTTGTACAAGCTGAAGCGTTCCAAATAACAACATCTGCATTATCTTGACAATCCGGACAATCTTCAAAGGTTTCAACACTATATAATGTATCATAATATGAAGAAGAAGTACCAACAACTTCACAACATTCACCAATTGCTGAATGATAAAACCTAGTACCACCGGATAAATATTGATAAGATTTAAAATCACCACTTCCTTCACCAGAACAAGTTGTATAACTATAATTAATACCATTACACTCAATACAAGGTTCACACCCTGGTTGTGGATCAAAGTTTAAATAAGAATTAAGTGTTACCTCGGCATCTTCTATTGGACCCTCAACTATAAAACAACCATTTTCTGTTGATAAATTTGATATATCACCAGCTTCAAATAAACTTGCTGCCCAAACAACTTCAGTATACTCTTCATCAGTACAACTTCGTAATAATATTTTTAAGCCTTCAGTTGCAAGACACTGATCACAAGTTGCACTACCACCGTCACCACCTAAACCATAATCATTAATAAATGTAAATGGAACACCACCGGTACCTAATCCAACTACAGTTCCACAATATTCGTTAACTCCATCTGAGTATGCTATAATATGATTTATAAAACTATTATTTATTAATAAGACGTAATCTGTTTCACTATCTGTACATCTTTGAACTACATAAGAAAGTGAGTTACCAGATAAACACTCTTTACAATCAGTTTCTAATGTTGGTACTATTTGTACTACACCTATTTTTCCATCAGCAATACTATTATTATAATCACTTTCTGTAAGTTGGCTAATACCCTCTCTATTAACAGTAACACAAGTTGTAATTAAATTAGATCCTATTAAAAATGTTAAATAATACGTAGCACCAATTGTTGGTAAAAAACCAAAACTTTCTAATGTTAAATTATATTGTCTACTTTTGCCACCACCAATACAATCTGTTACCCTAACAACACCATAATTATTTGACATACAGTCATAACAATCGGTATATTGTGTTGTTAATAATTTTGTGCTAGTAACTTCTGTAACTCCAGTTGTTATTGTTACACAATATAATACCTTATCATTAATATCCGAAGTACCCCAAACTTCACCAATTGAGGGTGTGTTTCCGTTAAAATTTACTGGTATTTGTTTATTTTCATCTTGACAGTAAGTCGCGTTATTTAAAGCCATAATATATTTTTTTTATTTTTTATTCACAATTTGAAATTTTATTTGTTTCTTATAAGTATTTACTTCACCACTAGAAATTACCTTTAAATCTATATAATATTCATTTGGTATTTTATCTCTTGTGTCAAAAATGAAATAATACTCATTTGGTGTTCTATTTAGTTTTGTCCAGTCTTGGACTTGAACTTCTGTTTGACCTTCTCTAACATAAATTCTATAAAAACTTTCCGCATTTGGAAGTTGTTTATTTGTTGTAAACGCTTGTTTTATAATAACCCCAACTTTTCTAATGTCCGTATTTAATATTTTTTCATCTTGTTTAATACCATAATAATCAAACCCATAGATTTTTGGGTCTATTGATGTTGTACCAATCTGAATTGATTTTTGAATTGGGTATAAAACAAATTCATTATAAACATCTGGTAAAGTAAATCCATTTAATTTAATGTTTGACCACTTATCCCCAAATGTACAAGGTGTTTTATACCCCAATAATGGTGGTATTGTGATTTCATAAACACCCTTTGTAACACTACAAGCTGTAAGACTAGTAAGATTTGTAATTGGTTCACCAGATGCGTCAGTTATTGTAACCACAGGCAACTGGTCCAAATTCTGAAAATCACCATCTTCATAAATGTATAAATATAATTTATTTACTTTACCCAAAGAAAATGAATTTCTGTCATCTTCAATTAAGTCATCGTATGTTGTTTCCAAATATGGTTCATAAAATGTTTGAGTGTGTCTTGAGAAAAACTCAACAGAATATGTGCCGTCTAACCCCTCAAGATTTTCTACTTGTGGAAGATATGCAATACCCCAACCTACCGGATTTTCAAACGACCCATCTAAAATCGCGTTGATTTCACTTGTCATATCAAATTCAATATCTTCATTACCAAATTCAAAATGTTGTGTGTCAACAATTATTAAATCATTAAAATTAGTAGTTCCAGTGTTTGTGTTATTATAAATTCCAGGTTGTTCCCAAACACCAATTGTTGTTGTCTGATACCAATTGCTAGGACGGTCAGAGTAATTTTTATCGTTAAAAATATTACCAATGGTATTTGCAAAGTCATACCCAACACCTTCATCCCATCTTTGTGGTAAACTTGGGTCTAAATCTCTATAAGGTATTCTAAATAAAATTAAATCAAATGATGTTGCACGTTTTCTTCCTTGAGAATTACTTGTATTAAGGTATTCTTCTTTATTAAACTTTACTGTGTTTGTAACTTTTAAAACGTGTTTTACTTCTTTATTACAATCTAAAGAAATTATACCTTCATTTATTTTTTCTTTTAATAGTGTTAAATCTAAATCAAAAATAAATCTTGAATAACCAATAGGTACTGCAATACCGGAATCACCATAAAATAATTCAAATACTGGGTTTCTACCGGTATTTACAAAACTATTGGAAATGATTGTATTATTTCTACTAAAATAAGAGTTGTTAATTGACATTTACCTTTTATCAATAAATATCAATTAATTCTAATATTTTTACTTAATAGTTTATCTTCGGCCGAATTTAAAATTTGGATTATCTCTTTTGCCGATGGTGGGTTAGGTAATTGTGTGTTTGTGTACTCCTGAATTGGTATTGCACTTGGGTTGTGCACGTGATTAAACATAAAATTAACAATCTTTTTTAATAGGTCTATTAATTCACCACCTCTTACCATTGGTGTTGTATTGTTATATATGTCAACAGCTAATTTTTCTTGATCAATACCATACAATGTATTAGTCAAATCTAATTTATATTTACCCGTTGAGTCGTGACTTAATAAATAAAGTTTATTTCCACCTAGTACAGAATAATTAACTTGATTTACAACATACTTTCTTTTCGCAAATTTCTTTTCAATAAAATTTGGCAATATGCCCAATTTGTTGGGATTTTTTATCCACATTAAACCTTTACCTTTTTCTGTGAATTTTTGATTGAATGTTATTTTATTATATAAAAGATTGACTTTATTTGAGTTTATAAGGTCATTTTGTTGTGTTGATGAATTTGATGTAACATAAGAATACGATGTACTATCTGGACCATAAAAATATGGAAATTGAGAATCAATAAGATATTGGTTATACCCAGGTATGTTTATAAGACCATCATTTACGTTTCTTATAAAAGTGTTTATTAGTTCCGCAGATTCATCTAAAGTTTTTCCTGTGAATTGTAATGTGTATAATGAATTACCCAAATAAGGTTGTAATAGTTCAAAAGAATTGTCAATTACAGAAGCCTTAAATAAATCGTTATTACCCGTCAAATTATAAAATCTAATTTCACAATCATATGTTGTGGCTGTTGAGTTTAAATTTGTTATTGACCATTGAACAAATCTTTTAACAAAAGCGTCAGGTTGTACTTCTTCTCTTACTGTTTCTATCCCATCACTTTTATTCTCTAAATCAAATGATGATATTTGTAGAAATGACCTATTTTCGTTTTTTTGTATGGGTATATTTGTATTAGTTGTACCCTTATATTTTCCAGATCTAATTAATATATCATTTTCTTTGATAATAATATCTGATGAACCCCTACCGATTATTGCATTATCACCAGGATTTGGGTATACACCTTCTAATGGTTTTTGTACAATCCCAGTTTGTGGATTACGTGGTTGGTAAGCACCTTTTAAATTTTCACCAGAGGCTAAAACAGATTGAGCATTACTATAATTTTCTTTTTTGTTATTCCAAGGTCTACTTAATGGTCCTGGAATATAAAACTTATTACTATCAAATCTTTCTTTTGTGTTATAATAAATTACGTGTACATATTCACCAACAACTGGTGTTACATAAAGATACATTGGTGTTAATGGTAGTATAACCATTGTGTCCTCATAACCCCATTTTTTATCTTCTGGAACTTGTGTTACTGTTTCATATTCACCAGTTTTAACAAATGCCCGTATACGACCAGTATTTAAAGGGTCGTTAATGTCTAAAACAAGTGCTGGGAATAATATCTTATTTGGATCCATTTCTGTTATTGTATTCTTTTAATAATGTGTTATAAGTAAGTTCTAATTTATCTAGATGATTTGTAAGTTTTATTAATGTTTCTTTAGTAACCTCAAAATCTTTTTGAATAAATTCTAGAGCTAATTGAATATCCTTATTTGACCTATTTTGGTGGTCAGATATAATATCTAATACTTCTGATTGAACTATTTTTGTTCCCATAATTAAGTGCTTTTTCCAAACATCACCCTAGGTTTTGTTACACCAATTGGTAATACGGTTAATGGCTCAACGGCAATCTGGACTTTCTCGTTTTCATTTTTTTCCTCATCAAAAGCTTCAATAATTGCTTTAGCCGATATTAAATATAAGTTAGGACTACCGTCTGGCATTGGCCCCGTTGGTATACCGAGCTCATCGTATTTTTCAATTACTTTTAAAAAAGCACCATTTGATGAAAACCCTCTTAATAGACGTGTTGTGACAAGAAGTGCAAAAGGAATTTCCTTATCTTTTGATTTATACAATTTTGCAATTAGACCAACAATAGCAATTAAATCATCAACAATTGTTTTACATTTTCTGTAGTCAAAAAATATGTTTGCTGTTTTATATACCAAAGCAATATAAATTAAAATTCTTTCATACCTCTTTTTTTTCAATTCTTCCTTAATATCACTTTCAATACTTTTAACTAAATCAATTAAATCTCTTCTTATAATTTGATAAAGAATAAAAACAAATTCAAATACTATTTTACCAACCAAGTCAGTTATATACTTCCTAAGATTATTTGCAAATTCTAAAGAATTATTAACTTTATCAACATACGATTTATTTAACGCTCTACCCATAACCATAATCGGTAAGATTGTTTTTGGTGAAAGGATTGTTGTGATAAGAGCTCGTGGGAATTCACTTAAAAAATTAAAGTCTCTTGTAATGTTATTAGAATCATCGTCTGGAACATTAGTCAAATTTATTGCAAAATTTATTTGATTTGCATTATTACCATCAACAAAATTTATAGTGTTAATGGCTTGTGCCAAATCAAGTGAGTTAATTGTCAATTTACTTAAATTACAATCAACAAATTCGTATACACCCAACTGAATATCGGAAAGAGTTTGATACAAATAATTTAAATCTACGTTTGAAAACTCAAAATACGAATCGTCAATTTCCTCCAATTCAGACACTTTAGCAATACCACTAACATCAATTTCATTTTGATATGCGTCACTACAAATACCTAAAAGTCTTTTAATTATAATAAGAAATTTTAAATCTGTCTCAATTGTTTTATTACTTCCTTTTGAATCACTTTTTGTGTCTCCTGGTATACCGTTTAAAAAAGCACCGTAAACTTGATTAAATAAGTTTTTAAAAAATCCTTTATAATCAAAAACATCAATTGTTGAGTAATAGTCTTTAATAAAAGTGTCAACTTTATTATCAACCCTATCTAGTACTGTGACTTTTAAAAAGTCACCAACAACTGTATTCCCAAATGGGTCAACATATGATGTTACGTAGGAAAAATCAAATAAGTCTTGTCCAGACTTACCTTTAAACGGAAACCCATTAACAGACGGATCTGAAAACGGTTGGACTGGATTTTGTAGTCTTTTATATAACTCTTTATTCATTGTGAATGGTGTCACAAAATATTGAGTTGGTTTTGGTTCATATGTGATTTTACCCTCTAGACTATCTGGGTCTAATTTTAAAATACCAAAAATATCAAAAGATGATATTTTAAGGTAAAATGTTTGATTACCAATATAATTTTGGTCTTGACTACACCCAATAGCTTTAGTTGCTAGATTTGTTACAATCTCTTGGATTTTTGGTTTTAACTTAATAAGAGCCTCAACAAATGTTTCTTTAATATATTTTGATGTTTTACTTTGTGTTTTTATATCAGAAATAAACTTTAACTCTAGTAATTCATCAAACTGATTTTTTAAATCTTTTTGATATTTTTGTTTTTTTTCTTTAAAATCATTTAAAGATTCTTTTGTTGCACCTTTAACATCGGAATATTTTTTATTACTATTTTTTTTTAAATTAGTAATATCTTTTTTTACTTCTTTATATTTTTTTGTACTCTCAACTTTTTTTTTGAGAAACTTATATTCTTCAGATAAATCTAATGGCATTACTTATTAATTTTATAGTTTTTATCGGATGTGTCTTTTTCTATTAAAGATTTCATAATATCATCATCTAAATCTATATCAGATAAAGTAAATTCGTCTTGTTTATCTTGTGATTTTTGCCAAATTTGTGCTTGTAATTTTGAGAGGGATAATTTTTTCTCAACGCAATCGTTTATAATCTTTTGTTGTTTTTCAATCACAGGACCAATAAGTGTCATATCTTCTGGTTCTTTCATCATTGTCAACATTTTATTTTGGATACGCATTGCGGTGTTCCTTTGTTCAACAAGTTCATTATAAATTTCCTGCATCAACGACAACATTGATTCTTTTGTCAGATTGATTTGTTTTTTTTGTGGTCTTGGCATAACAATAAATATTTATTTTAGTAATTCCTGTAACAATTGAAAATATAATTTTTTATACCTTTTTATTGAGCTTCTTATTTCTTTTGTTGTGAGATTTGTCATCTCCCTAATTTCAAATAGAATTACATTTTTATTGAACTTATTATTACTAGTGTCAAAAAAAATGTTTTCGTAATTGATAAAAATGTCGTAAAGTGCTTGACCTAGTTTTATTTCTTGCTCCGTTGAGCAATCATCTTCCATTGTTTCTTTTAGTTTTTCTAAATATTTCTCAATAATTTCTTCTGAAGTCAAATGGTCATTATCAATGTGATATATCATTTCTGGATTATTTTGTAAATCAGATGAAATATCTTCATACGAAATTTTTCTATTCATCTCCTTTTGATCTTTCATTATTTGACCCATCAAATAATTTTTACAGATTGTACCAAAATATGAATAAGCTTTTTTTTCTTTTGACGGTTTAAATTTTTCTATTTTTGTCATCAAAAAAGAGTGAGTGTCTATATGGATTTCATTAAAGTCCATATCTTTTCTGTATAATTTGTATCGTCTTATAATTGACGAAATCATCTTATCTAAAGGATCCTTCAAAAAGTCATTGTAAATTTTATTCTTTTCGTCAAAAGTAGATGCGGTTAAAAACATCCTAACCGCATTTTCTTCTCTCTCATCAAAATAATTATTTGTTTTTGGTTTTCGTCCTTTCTTTTTCTGTATTGTGTTTTCTGTTTCTAAACTGTTTTCATCAAGCATTAAACTTCTTGTGGTTCGTATTTTATATTTCTATCTTGTGTAAAGAAATATTCTTTTTTAGCGGTATCAATCCAAAAACGAACTTCATCTTCAGACAATTTTTCAGACCCATTTTTATAGTTCCAGAAAATTGAACCTTCTCTTAAATTTGTATGTTTGTAACCAATTCTAGGGATTGTCATAAAATTAACAGCATTGTTAGTTAATCTTAATAACAACTCATATCCAAATGTAAGTTTAATTGATGGTTTTAGTCCTCCGTATTTATTAAATACTTCTTTTTTGAAAACCATACCTGAAATTTGAAAGTTTTGGTATGATAGTAATGTTTCGTTGGTTAATATACCCATTTCTTGTGAGAAGTTGGCAGCAAAAGTTGCTTCGTTTGTAAACCCAACAAATACCCCTTTATCGTCAACATCAACAACAACTGGAAGATACACATCAGTTTCTTTATAGATGTTAATATAGTTTACAACATTTTTAAACCATATATTTGAGTATTCATCGTCAAATTCTATAAATGAAACCCAATTAGATTTTGATAGTTCAACACCCTTATTAACTTGTTCACCAAAACTAGGTTCACTAGTCCAAGATTCCAAAACCACATTTAAATCACCAAAGTCATAGTTAGTTAAATGATTTACCAAGAAAGTTTCGTCTGTATGTACAATAATCAATTCTTGTACATATTCACCTTGGTTTTTTACAGATGTTATTGCTTTATTAAAGTAATCATCAAAAAATGGGGATTTACCAGATTTAATTGGTAATACCACGGAGATTTTAATTTCGTTTTCCATATCTAATTATATTGTTTGAAATTTATTTAATTGTTCTTCAAAAGACTCTAATCTTGTTGAAATATATGTTGAGAATAATTCCTCAACGTTTGATTCAAATTTTTCATAGTTTGAATAAGTGTTAGCTGTTTTTTCCATTTCAACAAATAATTCTGGACTAATATTATCTTCTAACCAATTTTGGATGAAGTCTGCAACAACCTCAACAATACCGTTAAAATTATTAATCCAAATACCGTTATCCTCTGTCATCCATTCTGGTACTAAATTAGGTGCTAAACCAATAACTGGTACATTCATTTTCATTGACTCTAAAGGATATGTTCCAAAACCTGATCTTTCATCAATCCATACAGAAAGAAAACTATCTTTCATACCATTAGCAAATTCTACCTCACTTAAACCTCTCATATCTCTAAAAGTAATCCATCTATATTGTGGGAATTTTGTATAAAAAGTTTTAATTAAATTAACCGTATCACGCTGTTCTCTAGTGTGGATGGAAATAACAGTTTTTGGTGGATATTGATTTTTTTCAAATACCTCGGAAATTACCGGATTAACAACATCAACAGATACATTTCTCATAACAGACTCAATATAATCTTTTTGTTTTTCTGAAGTTGTAATACATTTATAAAACCCAAAGGTTGGCCAAGTTTCACCTGGTTGTAAAGTCTCAAAAATATGGTCATAAGCTTGACACAATACAATTTTTCCACAAGGAAGTTTAGTAATTTGATCCATAAGGAAACCATAAATCTCTGGAATTACAATAAAGTCTTCTGGTGAAATTTCTAAATTCGTACCCTCAACATATTTGTGTTCCAAATCCACCATAAATTTTTCATCTAACCAAGATGATACACCAAAATACTCTGATTTTTCGTGTAAAATAATGGCATTATACCCTTTCGTTTTAAGACTATGTGCCATTTGATAAATCAATCTGACAGATGCCCTTGCATTACCTTTTGTGTCCTGAACGAAAAAATAAATTCTTGAGTTTTTATTTTTTAAATTCTCAATGGACTTTTCTAACTTTTCTAAATTTTCTGTGTTCATAATAATTTTATATTTTGTTTATTATTTTTTTTACTAATAACGAATTAAAAGCAATTTTAAATGGTATTGAAACTTCGTTAGTTTTCATACCTAAGTCTTCGTCGACTTCGTTTGATTCGGTTAATACTGTCTCCAAAAAGTTTTTTACTAATTCATATCTTACTAGATGAATTTGTTTTTCCTCTTTGGTAACTTCTTCATTTTCCGTATCGGTTTCTTCTACAGTTTCCTCTGTGAATTGTACGTACTCGTCAATTTTGTCAATGTCAACGTAGTAGGTTTCATTAAAAATTTTAAACATATTCCTTATTGATTTTATTTAATAATAAATTAAAATCAGACAAAGTGGATATTTCAAACTCACATTTTGTGCTTTCGTTGTATTTTGTTTGATATTTAATTACAATTTTATCTTCTGGGTGACTTTCAATAGTTGCAGGATTAGCCGTGATTAATATATCAACCTTATCCCATAATCTATTTTTTGTTGATTCTGAATAAAAAACAACTTGTTCAATTAAACAACCAAACTTGGCTAAAAAAAATAGTGATGCTGGTTTTGATTTACCAATTTCATCTGAAATAATTAATAAATCAAACTTATCTCTTAAATCATAATACAAATCATTTAACATATTAAATGTTGTCATTTCACTAGATGGTGCGTGACCAAATAATTCCATTGTATATTCTTCATACATAAAAGAATAAAGTTCTTCGTTGTTTTGAAATTTAAAATGTGACATTAAATCCATAGATGTTACATCACTAGTAATTTCGTATTTAAATGGCTCTGGTAATGTAATTTCTTCCGTGTTTCCAGAATAATCAAGTTCAAAAGTTTTAATAGTTTGCTCTTCTAAATTTGAATCTAACAAGTTTTTTTCATAAATCTGTTTAAACTTTCCAATAGTGTCTCTTAGTACACCATTAATTTCAATCCCTATTCTCTTCATATTTTGCTAAAATTTTACCTATTAATGGGTTACGAACATTTTTTGCGTTTCTAAAATCATATACACCAATATTTGGAATATCAGTAAATCTTTGTATTGCATCATAAAGACCAGACTGTCTTTTATCTTTATATCTATCGGTTTGTTCTAAATCGCCAGATATAAAGAATTTACTATTATAACCAATTCTTGTCAATAGTAATTTCATTTGGTTTGGTGTTGAGTTTTGAGCTTCTTCAAAAATTAAAATAGAATTGTCAATATTCATACCTCTCATATAAGCCAAAGCAAATACTTCTATAATTTCGGCATCCTTTAATTTTTCTCTAGCGTCTTTACCTATAATTTTGTTTAACAAATAGTAAGATGGAAAAATATACGGATCCAATTTTTCTTCTAAATTACCAGGAAGTGAACCTAATTTTTCTTCAGCTTCAACAGCCGGTCTAACAATTATAATTTTTTCGTATGAATTATCTGGATCAATTAATAAATCTACCGCGGCCTTCATAGCGATGTATGACTTACCAACACCTGCAGCTCCAGACGCAACTGTTATCTCATTGTTTTTTAAAATATTGTAATACTCTTCTTGGTGTTCTGTTAAAAATTTATTCTTTTGTCTTTTTTTAACCACTGAATTGATAAAATCCTTTCTTGAAAGGGGTTGTTGTGTCGTTTCTTCTTTTGTTGTTGTTACTGGTTTTTTTCTAGTCATTATTTGTTATTTGTTTGTTTATTAAAATAGTCTAACCAATATTCTACCATTTCGTCTAACATAGTCTCAAAAGTATATTTTGGTTTCCATCCTGTTAAAGACCTTAATTTTGTTGAGTCTCCTTTTAAATCGTTTAATTCTTCTGGTCTCAAGTATTTTTTATCTGTTGATATATAATTAGACCAATTTAGTTCTAATTTTTCAAAAACATAAATCACTAAATCCTTCACGGAATGTGAGACTCCTGTTGAGCACACAAAATCTTCTGGACTTTCTTGTTGTAGTATTAACCACATTGCCTCAACATAATCTTTAGCGTGTCCCCAGTCCCTTGTTGCGTCTAAATTTCCTAATTTTAATTTATCTGTTAAACCTAGTTTTATTTTAACCGCTTCTTTACAAACTTTATTTGTTACAAAGTTTGTACCCCTTCTTGGGGATTCGTGGTTAAATAAAATTCCATTACTTATAAACATATTATATGAATGTCTATAATTTATACCCATATTATGGGCAAATAATTTAGAAACACCATATGGTGACACGGGTATCATTCTAGTTGTTTCTCTTTGGTAACCATCGTCATCTATATTGTTTCCAAACATTTCAGAAGAAGAAGCTTGGTAAATTTTAGAATTAAGTTTTAAAAGTCTTACCGCCTCAATAACATTTAAAGCACCAACACCGGTTGCTTGTGATGTATATATTGGTTCGTCAAACGAAATTCTAACGTGAGATTGTGCAGCAAGATTATAAATTTCATTAGGTTGTACTTCACTAAAAATACGTATTAAAGAAGATAAATCTGTTATATCTCCGTAATGTAATGTTATTTTATCACTAATATGCTCAACTCTAATTGCTTGTGTTTCCGATACAGAGTTACGCTTCATTATACCGTGAACATCATAACCTTTCTCTAAAAGAAATTCTGCCAAATATGAACCGTCTTGACCATTTATTCCTGTTATTACTGCTTTTTTCATTTTTTATAATAGTTTGTTATTAACGTACCAGTCTTCGTAAGGTTTATTATAGTATAATGGGTTCTTATCTAAACAGACAGCGTTATCTACAACTCTCGTAAAACCTTTACTTGTTAGTAAGTTATAGATTAAATCTTTTCTTTCGTTTCCGTCACAATAAAGATTGTGCTCAATTGTCATAAGACCAATTTCAAACTCATCAAAATTAAAATTTTTTAATACTATGTATTCATGCCCCTCAATATCCATTGACAAATAATCAATTTTTCTTGGACAGTCATTTTCCTTTAAGATTTTTTCTAATGGTAAACATTTTACTTTACTCCCAGTATTTGAAATTCTGTCATTGCTAAAAAAACACTCACCTTCATAGTCAGTGACTGCATAGTTTAAATTAATTGACTTTCTATTTTTAATTAGTCTATTAAAAACGTTTGGGTTTGCTTCAATACAGATTCCAGACCAACCTAAACTTTGTTCAAAGAAAAAAGTATTACTAGTTTGTATACCGTCATAAGCTCCCACCTCAACAAAGAAACCATTTCTTTTGTTTTGGTAAAATTCTGTAACCCATTTGTCTTGATCAGATTGTGAATAATACATCTTTTTTTATTTTTTTGGTACCCATAAATCCATAAAACTCCCCTCAATGTTTTTATGAATTCTAGTGTAGTTTATTTTTTCAAAAAATTCATCAAATTGTGAATCCTTAAATAAATGAGGATACCCACTACTTAAATTTTCAATAAAAATTACTGGAGAGTTTCTTTTTATTGTTTTTACACCACCATTTAGTACCTCGTTCTCATGACCCTCAACATCTATTTTAATCATAGTAACATTAGTAAGGTTTAAACTATCTAAAGTTTTAGTAGTTACTTTGTCTTTAACAATAAATGACTTATTTTCTCCTTTACTCCCATCATAAGAATGTAATGAAAATCCACCAAAATTATTTGACTGACTATTATACAATATTTTTTCAGATTCCGAATCACTAAGCGCAAAATCCATTATTTTACAATTTTTACCATTTAAATTAAGCTTAAGTAACTCAACATTTTTTTCAAAGGGCTCAAAACAAATTATTTCATCATACTCTAAAAATTCTGAAAAAAATAAAGAATGGTTGCCAATGTTAGCGCCAATATCAATAATCGTTTTTTGTTTTTGAAAATTATTTCTTACAAATTCTAAAAATTCCACTTCAAAAAACTTACTACTATCATTTATAGACGACGATACAATTTCATTTTCGTGTAGGTTTATTGTTATTTTTTTGTTTAAATGTATAATCTCTTTTTTCATTTTTTTACATATATTTGGTTATAGTTTATTTCTTGTTTCAAGACATAACCAATTTTTTCAAAATAGTTATTATATTCTATATCATTTAAAAAATTTTCAACAACAATCAGTTTACAATTTATTTTTTCAGTATCAAGACCTAACATAACGTCTAATTCCCAACCTTCAACATCTATAGATAAAATATCTACGGTGTCAATATTTAAATCCTGGAGTATAGAGTCTAGTCTTCTAATTTCTACTTGAATTTTTTTTGTTTTTAAGTCTGAAAGTGATAAGTTTGTTTTAGTCAAATAACTTTCCTTTATTGCAATTGATGAAAACGAGTGATCAGTTACAACTCCTCCGTAAGCATTAACCTGTTGCTCAACAATTGTAAACTCACCAAATTTGTTTTCATCTGAACACGCATATTGATAAACTTCGTTATTTACGTTTTTATGTTCCTCAACAAACTTTGGGTTTGGTTCTATAACCACCGCTCGCCATCCATTATCTTTAAAATGTTTTGACATTGACAAAAATTCAGGTGTTGCTCCACCGACCTCAACAATAGTACCTTTAAAGGTTAAATCCGGAAAATAAGTTTCTCTTATAATTTTGTCCGTTTCAAATTCTGCGTAATATTTCATTTACCAATTATTTCAAATTTAGGGCACGGAACAATAAATTTCCCACCAGAGTTTAAAAATTCAGATTCACGTTCAACAAACTCATTTATAAAATGCCAAGGTAATACCAACAAGTAATCAGGGTTTTCTTTTCTCATTTCCTCTTCAGAAAAAATTGGGATATTTGTACCAACGGTTTTTAAACCAAATTTATAAGGACTTCTTTCTGCAATACCATCAATTAAAGTATTGTCTAAACCAAAATACTGTAACAACGTATTCCCTTTTGTTGACGCTCCATAAGCCCATATTTTTTTTCCTTTATTTTTTTCTTCTTTAATAAAAGAAACCGTTTTTTCTTTTAACTCGTTAATACTTTTAAAAAAGTTAAACCAAGTAATCGGTGAATCCAATTTTAAACTTTTTTCATATTCCAACAATGACTCAACTCTAAATTTACAGACATCTCTATATGGTTGTGTTCCAAATTTAGTTTTATCGCCAGTTTTTTTCATACAATAAATTCTAAAAGATCCACCATTAACATCGTTTAATTGAGTATCAATTATGTCAAAACCACACTCCTCAAATATTTTTTTAATGTTAAAAAGTGAGTAATAATATATGTGTTCGTGACAGATATTATCAAAAGCCATTTGCTCAATCATTAATGGCGTGTAAGACATTTGTAAAACCCACAAACCATTATCATCTAACACTTCATAAACACCGTTGATAAAATCTTTTGGTTTATCTAAATCATAAAACATTGCAATTGTTGTAATAACTTTAGCTTTTATATTACCATATTTAGATTTTTTAAAAACATCTGAACTAAAATAGTCTTGGATTATTAGATTTGCGTGTTTTTCTGATTCGTTTTTAAATGTATTATCAACGGGATCAATACCAACCCTAATTAATGTTTTTGGTAAATTACTTAATAGTGTACCATCGTTACAAGCAATATCAACCCATAAATCAGAATCTTGTAGTTTGTAATTTTCTAAAATAGAATTAACAATATCGTTTAGTTCTTTTTTCATTGTATTATTAATTCCAGACCTATACCAGTATTTTCCGTACATAGTGTCTAATGGTGCGCATTGCTCAAGTCTTACAGCACCAGTTTCGTGTTCTAACATAAGTTTTAAATCAACTTTACCACCTCTTGGTTTATCGTCTTCTTTTAAAAAATCGGAAACATATAAGTCTCCCAAGTTGAATAGTTCCTCTAACATATTTTTTCTATAATTTTAATGAATTTATTTATTAGGTTTTCATTGCTCCATTCTTTTCTAAAAAAATGAATAGGTTCTAAACCTAGTGAAAGTATAGTTTCTAGATTATTATTGTCAATTGATATTTCTGGTTTTTTATCTGTGATATGTCTAAACATTACCGAATCGTTAATAACTAATGGTGTGTCAACACTAACAGCATAATCTGTTGATGATGAAACACCTCTACCAGGCATTTGATCATATAAAAATAAATTTACGTCGTTTGAATTTAAAAACTCTAAAATTTCATAATCGCTCATAAAATGAGTTGTTATTTCTAAATCAATTGTTTTTTTTACTATCTTTCTACAATTGTCAATTACTGAATTAGATATACTACCTGTAAAGTCACAAAAATGTGAGTTTGGTATGTGTAGCCTAATTTTTGCAGTATCAAACGTTGAGTTTACTAAATGACAAATCCTTTCAAAACCCTTGTTATGAAACCCAAAACCAAAACTACCAAAAGTAACAATTTCATTATTTTGTTTTGTAAAATTATTTTCATAAATGGGTCTTGGTATTGTAAAAATTTTTTTATCTTCATCTTCAAAAAAGTTAATATAAATTAACCCATCATATTTCATATTGGTATTAAATCCGGCTTCGTGGTATATAAAAATTTGTTTATATTTTGATAATTCATTTGTTAATTTTTGATTAACCCAAGACATTGTTAATTCATGCCAATTGTATAATATTAAATTAGGTTTAGTTTCTTCTAACACTTGAGTTAACTCTGTACTTGACCCCAATTCAAAATACATTATTTGATACGTTTTTGATTTTTTTAAAATCTCGTATAATCGTTTACCATATTGGTAAACACCGCATTTTGTTTGTTTGTGATTAACAAATAATATTTTCATATCTTACCTCCATTTCTATTAAGTCTTTAACTAATAATTTTAAATCAAATTTTGGCTCCCACCCCAAACTTCTCAACTTATTATTATTACCATAAATTTGTGTTTGATTTTTCCTATCTAGCGTTTTATCATATTCTACGTAATTTTCAATATCAAGATTTTTAAATTCAAAAAATAATTTAACCAAATCATAAACTTTAACTAATTTACCACTACTAAATACATAATTTTCATTCATTTTATTTTCAATTATTAATTTAACACCACTCATAAAATCATATGCATGACTAATATCAATAAAACCATCTAAATTTCCTAATGAAATTTTTTTTGGGTCGGTCTTCTCAATGTTCGCAACAAAAGATGCCAATTTTTTTGTAAGAAATTTATTTTTTCTAAAAAAAGAATCGTGATTAAAGAAAATACCAGACGAACACTGTAAGTTTAAATTTATTCTATATTCATCAATTAAGTTATGAACAAATGCTTTTGCAATACCATATGGGTAAATAGGACTCAAATTAGTTTTTTCACAAATCTCATTTGTTCCCGAATTACCAAACATAAGCGAAGATGATGCCTGGAAAAAAAATATGTTTTGATTTATTTCTTTAATTGTATTTAATATGTTTACTGGAATTATTAGATTTTGATTTACTAATTCTAATTGATTGTCCCAAGGATTAAAAACATTTGTTACCCCAGCAAAATTTACAATAACATCTGGTTGCACATCTTCAATTAAATCCATACAATTTTTTATATGAATTAAATCTTTTTTATATATTTTTATATTATGTTTAATTTCAAAATTTTTAATCCTATTTTCTGATGTTTCTAAATGAGTTACACCAAAAATTTGATGATTTTTTTTTAATAGTTCTGTAAGAATTTGCCCATCTTGTCCAAGAATTCCAGTAATTAATATTTTCATAAAGTTAAATAATTTACAAATTTTCCCATCTACCAGGTTCAAAAAAATTAAACTTAACAAATAAATTAGGGACATATAGTGTTGGATAAATTTTTACTAATTGTGATATTAGTTCTCCGTCTCCATACACAGTTAAGGGTAATCTATGATTTTTTATATGTTTTCCTTTCATAAAAAATTGTTCCACACCAACACCACCTACTAACATATTTTCTTGTCTGGCAAATAATGTATTTGTTGGGTGTCTCTTAACTGGTGGTAAATTAGGCGGGATGTTATCTCCACGTTTCATTGAGACAATGACTAAATCAGTCGGTAAATTATTTTCTTTAGATAGATTTATTTCAGTTTTCAATTCTTCAAAGAAGTTTTCACTATACCCGTCGTCATCGTTTAAAATACAATAATATTCTTCGTCTTTTATGTCTTGAGTTTCTAAAAGCCAATTTATTGAAAAATTTGATCTGGCCCAAAAGTCTACACTATTGTTTGGGCAGACATAATGGTTTATCCAGGATTCAGTAAAATTTACCTTTTCTTTACGGTCATCGTCCGTTACAACATGCCAGATTATATTCTGACCAACTAAATTTAATTTTAGTTTTTCGATATTTTCATATCTAGCTAAAGGTGTTATTACATTAAACATAATTTAAATTAAAAAAACTTTTTCTTTTATTTTTTCCCAGTGATTACTTATAACTGGTACTAATTTACTATAATCTATTTTTTGTTTGTCCAAATTTTCTGGATCCTCTTTTCTTGTTTGTGATTCATAATGATATGCGACACACTTACCACAGATATAATTTTTTAAATTAATAGAAACTAACTTTATATTTAAATCAACATCTTCAAAACAAGATAAATAATTTTCACTAAAAAGTCCAATATTTTCAAAAACATTTTTTCGTATTAACATTAAACCACCAGTATTACCAATAACTTCTTTTGTGTTGTTGAAGTAGTTGTAGTAATTTTTAAAATTTATGTGGCTTAAGGTTAGATTGTTAGTTTTTGATTTTGCAACAAATATTCCATCGTGCTGTATTGTATTGTCTTCAAAATGTAATCTGCAACCAACTGTACCTGTTCTTGGGTTTTCTTTAAAAATTTGTAACATTCCAGATAAAATATCATTCATAATTTTAATATCGTTATTTGAAAACAAGATAAATTCGTGTTTATTATCTAGATAATTTTTTACAACCTCATTATTAATCTTTGCAAAATTATAATAATCAAATTCAATAAGATTAATGTTATTATATTCGGATATAAAATTTTTAATTTGTGTTTTTTCTTCATCTGTTGACCCAGTGTCAGCAATAAAGATTTCAAAAATGTTCATATCACAATTGTCAAAATATGACTTAATACAATCAAAAAGAATTTCAATTTTTCCTTTTGTTGGTATTATAATTGCAACCTTCCCAAATTTTTTAAATGTCTGTCTTTTAATTTCTGGAATAAAAAGGTTTTCTGGTTTTAAATCAAGTGGTAGTTTATCACCCCACTTTTGTAAGAACATTTCTTTTGATTGATAAAACTCCTCATTTGGTTGTCCAATTGATTCGTGTGTAATTTCAAAAGATGAGGTAACGCCAAGTTTTACTCCATCTAAATAATTTGGTACGCAAAACCCGTGGTCATAAAAATGGAATTTTCCATATGATTCGTCAAACTTATGTTTAATCTTTGTCTTATCAAACGACAAAAATAAACCATCAAGCGTTACAACTGGAATAAGGATTGGTAATTTTGGTGAATATCTACTTAACCATTTATTATGATTTGGTGGATGGTGATATACTTGTCCTACCATTGTCTGATTCATTTTTTCCCAATAAACACCTGACTCTGGAAAATAACAAGAACCTGCTTTTCCTATAAGACCAAATTCTGGGTTATTGGAAAAATCTTCTAATAATTTTTTTCCCCAGTTTTTTTCTAATTTAATATCATTATGACAACATATAACAATATCATATTTAGAATCTTTAATTCCCTTATTATAAAGTTCAGCTAATGAATATTCATTATGATTTTCATAAGGTAGAACTTGAACTTCTTGAAGTCCAGAAGTTAATATAAGATGGTCGTTAAACTTATCATTGTATTCTTTTGTTCTATGTGTTGAGTATATTACTGTAATCATATTAAAAATTTTCTTCTAAATATTTTTTTGCCAAACTTTCTTCTAAATCATATTTATTTTGGTCTAGAAGTGCTGAATGACCGTTTGCGTTGTTAGAAAAATAAGCATGTGTGTAATAATTGTCTATATTAAAATGTTTAAATTTATATCCTTTATCAACCATTTGTCTAAACCACAAATCACCAATGTCACCTAGAAAATAACCACCAATTGGTACAACCTCTTTTTTATTTAAAACCTCATCTCTATAAAAATTTAAATTAATAAACATACACCATTCATTTATTCTACATTCAGATAATGGAAGTGGTTTATCAACATTTATTTTTTTTCTTTTACCATATAGTCTTGTGTTTGGATATTTGTTTACAACACCAAATATGAAATGAAAATTTTGATTTTTTAAATTTTCTTCTAGTCTTTCTCCAGAACAAATATTATCATAATTTAAAGGACAATTCCAACATTGACCAACAAGACCAATACCAAAATAATTTTCATCTTCTTCCAAAAATTTACCAACAATATCAGAATGAAATAAGACATCATTATGAATTAATAACATATGTGATTTATCCGAATTTGATAAACCATATTCATACCTACAAGACAATCTATAATTTTCGTCAGAAAAAACTTGTTCCTTGTTTGTTGGGTTTACCCATAGGTAGTGTTGTGGTATATATCTAATCAGATTATCATACCCAACATTTTTTGATATAAAATCAAAGTCATAACCAGGTCGTTGTTGATTCTCCTCAATAAAATAAATCTTATCTATATGTTGACTTGAGTGTTTTAAAAGGGACTTTAATGTTAATATTGTTTGATATGGTTTTCCATAAACATTTATACATACATCTATTTTTTTCATACTTATTAAATTCTTGAGTGTTCAGTAAAATTAAAATTAACAGAATATCTATTTCTAATCATATTAAATTCATCCATAGGTGAAACATTAAATCTATTTTCATAATTTTGACCAATTGGTTTTGTATGTATTATGACAACTTCATCAATAATTGCAATTTTATCTTTTGGGTAATTTAATATCTTTGGCCACATAATGTCTAGTCCCCAACCTGATTTAGATATATCAAAAGATTCCAAAAGAAGTTTTAAAGTTTCTTTTGACATCATAGGACACATAATCTCAACAAAACTTGTATACCGTAACTTACAATTTTGTGGTTTTGTTATTTCGTGTGACGTATAACCTATTGCTGCCGGTTGAGACAAAAATAAATTATATGAGTTATGAATATCAAAAAGTTTGTTTATTGAATCGGTTTCAATAAAAAGATCGTCATCTGGAAACCAAAATGTGTCATACTCTTCCAGTAAATTTGGATTTTGAGTTATATATTCTTTTAAACAAAACCATTTCTCACCTTTTACTTTTTGGGTTTTGTATCCTTGATTTAGTAATTTTTCATATTCTTTTTCATTTTCAGAATAATATAAAAGGTGTATATCAAAATTACTATTTTCACCAACCCAGTTTTTTAATAATGTTTTTTCTCCCGTTGGTGAGATTATTAAATTTTTCATTAAACTAAACCAGTACTACCAAAACCATTATCAGACCTATCTTTATCTTCAATGTCATCAACCATCTTAAAGTCCAACCATTTTCCACATACAACTGGACATAATACGGCTTGCGCAATTTTTTGTCTTTTTTCTATTTTCACAGTTTCTTTTGTTGTGTTAAAAATTATAACTTTAATTTCACCGGTGTATCCTTGATCCACAGTTCCAGGAGAATTTAAAACCATAAGTCCTTGTTTTAATGCCAGACCACTCTTTGATCTTACTTGGATTTCATAATTTTCTGGAATATCTAGATGTAGTCCAGTTGGTACTAATGCTCTACCAAAACCCCCAATACTAATTTCTTCAACGGAATGTAAATCAAAACCAGAGTCCGTTGGGTATGCGTAATTTGGTTCAACAACGTCTGGATGTGATGTGGAGAAATTAAAAGTTAATCTTGGTAAATAATTTGTTAATTCCCTTTCAATTCCTTCAATATCAATTCCAAAATCATTAATTAACTTTTCATAATCAATTGTTGAATCGTCGTCAGCATATTCATCAACCAATTTTTTAATTTCATTTTCTATATTATTATTTTCTATCATTCCAAACTTTTTAATTTCATTATGACATCAATTAATACATTGACATCCTTTTCACAGTATTCTGCAATTTCTTTTATTTTTTGTTCTTCCCAGTATGCTTTATGTACATTTGCTCCGGTAATCTCACCATCTTTTGGTGTTGGTATATCTAAACAAGAACATAATAAATCTAATGACCCAATTGACGTATAAGAACCATATTGCCAAATTTCTTTTGTGTCAATCGCTTTTATTTCCCAAGGTTTTGTGTCATAAGATGGAAGAATTTTAGATGGACGAATCCCATTTATAATCATTCTTTTTGCGAGCATCGGAATATCAAAGTTTTTTAGATTGTGTCCACAAAGATAGAACCCAAGTTTTTCACAACGATCCAAAAGAACTCTAACCTCTTTTAATAAAGTTTTTTCGTCTTCACCATAAAAAGATTGTTTTTTTGTTTCACCGTTATCTAAAACAAATGCTACAGACACACAAACAATTTTTGCAAATTCCGGAACAAGTGCCGCTCGTTTTTTAAACATAAAATCTTTAAGTTCGGTACGAGGACTTAATGCCTCATCTTCAGGAAATCTTTTTAAAAACCAATCAAAATATTTGTGAAATTGTTCGGCAATCTGTGGACTAAATCTTTCACAAGATTCAAAATCCGGACAACCACCAACAGTTTCAATGTCTAAAAATAAAATTTTTGTAATAGGTATGTTTATCATTTTTATTTAATTAAAGATTTGTAAAATTCTGCCCTTGTGTTGGTAACGTTATTCAAGTCATACTTGTCTTTTACTGATTCATACAGTCTTTCACCAAGATCTGTTATAAGATTTGGGTTCTCAACTAGTTTTTTAATGTTCTTAGCCCAATCACTATGATTATTAGTTTCGTTTACAAGTAGTGCATTACCATCAGTAAATTGACCATTTTTAAGTGCGTGTTTTAAATCAATTGTATATGGACCAACATTTGATGCGATTAAAGCTTTTTTATAGAAACCAGCTTCAATAACTTTTAATTGTGATTTCATTCTGTTAAAGATGTGATTTTTAATTGGAGCTAATGAAATATCAAACTTAGAATAGTTTTTTGCGTACGTTGTTACAGGTCTTGTCCATACCCTTACATAGTTTTCGTTTTCAACACCAGGGTAATCATTTTCTGTAAATGTTTCCAAATAGGTTTTATATTTTGGTGTGATAATTTTATAATCGTCTGTAAAAATTTGTTCGTATTTAACCCAAACAGTTTCTTCTGGTTTAATTGGTCTTTGTGTTTTTTCACCAGTTTGTTGGTTAATTTCTGTAATAGACCCACGAATATCAAACCCACAAACATAATATTGTAACTTATCTTGTATTGGTGACAATTTTGAAACCATACCATTAAGTAATTTTAAATCGTGTAAGTGAGAAGACCCGCCAAGCCAACCAACTCTAACTTTATCTGAAGACAATGTTGGTTCATTAAATTGTGGATCAATAGGGTCTATTGCATTTGGTAATACAATTACATTCTTATTAAATTTCCTAATTTCATTTGCAAAGATTTCGGTTGTTGTAATAACATAATCAGCAACTTTTAGATTTGCAATAATTTTTTCGTGCATTTTGTTTTGAACAATCAACTGATGTATTGGGTGTTCTTTTGTTGGTAACCAATAATCGTCAATATCACCAATAACAACAATACCCATAGAACGTAATTGTTTTATAAACTCAGCACTTCTGTCATAGTCTTGCCCAATACTTCTATGAAAATGTACAATCTGATATTTTTTCCAGAAATTTAAATCATTTATATTTGGGTTATACTCAATATCTACGTGAAAATCGTCTGGATACATATTTTGGAGTTTAACGTGGGGGTCAACTGAACGGAATTTACCTCAGCCAACCCCCGACTGGTCACTTGGGAGAACCAATACTCTGATTCTCTCACGACCATTCAAGGGGTTATTTTGTGTCATATTTTTTAATTAGTTTATTTATTATGGTTTTGTCCGATTTATAATCCGATTCCCAAACCACTTCTAAATTATAACCATTATTTATTATTATGTCAACTTTGTTTTTATCATATTCCCAAAGTTTTTCAGCTGTCATACCTTTTACTTGGTGAAAATAGTCTTTATCGTATTTATTTGGGTTACAATGCCAGTAGTCACCATTGTATTCTATTATTAAATTAAATTGGGGTAAAAATATATCACAAATTTTTGTATCAACCTTATGGGAATGTTTAACAACGTAACCTAATTTTTTTATTTCATTAATAATTTGTTTTTCGGTTTTAGATCTTATTACAGATTTAATTTTTCCTAATCTTCTGGTTTCTTTCATAGTTTCAGAAAAAATTTTTCTAACGTGCTCCATTTCACCATCTTTCCATTTTTTTCTAATCATATCCGCTACTTTTTTCCTATGTTCTGGATTTGACATAGGATTATTTTCACCAGCAGCTTTACCTACTCTACTTTTAGAAATTTGTTCTTTTGTTTTGTCTGAATGTTTTTTACCATAAAAAGGATTTCCTTTTCCGGTCATAACATCACCCAAACATTTTTTACATACAGAATTATCTTTTATAACTTTAAAATAATTTCTACAGGTTGTTGTTGGGTGTGTTGTTGTTACATCAACTTCTTTTTTACAATTTGGACAAATCCTAGTTGTTGTAAATTTTCCATTAACTTCTTTAATTTCTAATGATTTACACCTATCTCTTTTTCTTGTTACTTCATTCTTTTTTAAGATTCCAAGAATTTTTTGTTTTGACACATTAAATTCTTTTGCTAGTACTAAAGAACTTTTACCAGACAAATATTCTTTAATTACTAAATCTTCGTTTAAATTAATTTTTTTACCCATAATATATAAATAGTCCGGTAATGTCAAAAGGTAAATATTAATAAATAAAAAACCCCACTCTTTTGAAATGGGGGTTAAAATTAGATTTATTCGTATACTCTTATTTCCACAAAAACTTGTTGTGTAAGATCAGGAATTCCTGCGTTGTCTATTTGTTGGATTACAACTCGCCAAGGAGAAGGTGTAAAATTTCCACTTACAATTTTAGGTACTGAACTTGGAGTACTACTACTAACTTGAACATAAACATTATTTTGACCAATTAATCCAGAAACAGTTCCTGTGGATATTTCTCCACCGCCAGATGTCCATGTTATTGCTACTCCTAATGTATTTTCAAAAAGTGTGACTACTGCACCGGAACCCATTAATACGAGAGCAGTATAAACTTTATATGGTGCGTTTCCGGTTATATCCGTTCCATTAACACTTAATGACCCGGTTGATATCTTATCTACATTTAAAGGCATAATTTTTAGTTTTTAAATTAATTTATTGTATATAATTCAAAATACACATACAACGCGCCAGTCCAGTTATTAGGGTCGGCAACATTTGGGTTTGCGTTAAATAATTCAAAATTTAAACCTTGAGAAATAAACCCTGTTGAAACTAAATAAGGAATTGCATTGTCATCAACAGCCCGGTTATAATATAGAGAGTATTGTACATATACATTATCCCGATTGGCTAACGTTAGGTTTAAACCTGGATTGTCAATTATAATATCAACTACAGTACCAAATGACGGTGTTGGTGTTAAAAGACCAGATGTTCCCATACCAAGAATATCAATAATACCAGTTGTTGTATTTACAGTAACCACATTAGTTTGCGTAATGTCCAATTCGTAATGAGCTGTGTTTTTATCAATTTCAATTCCGTTTACTCTCAACGTTCCAGTTGAGATTTGGTCTACATTTAAAGGCATAATTTTTTGTTTTTTTTTTATTTGTTTATTTATGCTGGTTGTGCTCCACCACCAAGTTCGCCAAGAATACTATATTCTAAACCAGAAGGTATTGTAGGTGTTACCGCTTCATAGTATTTCAAAAATGTTTCAATAGAGGATATTATTATGTTATTATTTTGTTCATCATAATTAACAACAACACCCCTTTCAATTGAGCGAAACGTACCATTAAATAATGTAAATAGTTCTTGGTAATTTATAAAAGTAGAATTACCGTCTATTAATTCAACTAAACCAATTTGTTCTAGTGTTTGGTAATTATTTCCAAGTAATGTTTGTAGTTTGATTAGATTATTTTCAAATCCATTATCTTGTGTTCTTTCATTAAAATTTTGTGTTGCGTCTAAAAATTTTTGGAACGATTCATTACTACTTAAAACATAAAGGTTTTTTGTTGGTTTTTTAAATTCATTATCACTATTTGTTATAACAAACCCTTTATCTAATAATCTATCCATAGTCTCAACACTAAATTGTCCAGACGAATTTTTACAATAATTTATAAAATACTTTAATATATCTTTCATAATTTTTTTTATTTAATTTTTTATTTAATTTTATGCTGAAACTGCACCACCAGCATTTTCCGCATCTAAAAACTGTAAGTATTTTTCAACACTTGAAATAATTAGATTGTTTTTATATGTTCTAACAACAATTCCTTTATCTATTATAGTATCAAAAAGATTTTTTAATAAATCATAATTTTCTAAATTTCCGTTCTGCATATTATTTATAACCATCTGAACTGTTGCGATGGCTTTTTTTAGGATTTCGCTGTACACTAATTTTGAACCACCACCAATTTGTCCAAACTCAACAATCCCTTTATCTAAAAGTCTATCAGTAAAATTAGTCTTTGTTTGCAATACACCCTCATCAAAATAAGTTGTATCATTTATTAGTTCTAATAATTGTTGTTGGAAGCCTGTTTTACTATTGTAGTTGTAATTTACAGCAACCGCTTCTAAAAACTTTAAATTAGTTTCAATTGACGAGGTTACATTAATTTTTTTATTTTGAAGAACTGATGGTTCAATACTAGTTTGGGCTTCTTGGAATTTTAAATAGGTTTCTACTCCAGCTAAAACATAAAGCTCGTCTTCTGGAAATGTAAAATAGTCGTTATTTAATATAAATTCTCCACTGTCTAGTGAGTAAGTAACTGTTTCAAAATCTTCTTTACTTAAGATATAATCTCTTGGGTCTTTTGGTTTGTTTTTGATTTCAACCCCATCAACAAGTACTGATGACGCTGAAATTTGATCTACGTTTAAAGGCATTTTTGTTTTTTTTATTTGTTTATTTATTAATAAATATTTACAATTTTGGTAATGACACTATTATTTTACATTTTTTTAAAAATAAAAAACCCCAACCGTTAAGTTGAGGTTCATAACAAAAACGATGATACGACTATTTTGCTATTTTTTTAATCTTTGTTAACTTACCTTCAAAAATATGTTGACCAACTCTAAATTTAAATACATCATTACTTGATGTTTCCGATTCTGTAATAAGTCCGTTTTCTCTTAATACATCCTCAATCGTTTCTCTAATGATTGATTTAATGTCTTCTGTAATAACTGGACTTGTTTGTTGTGTTGGTTGTCTTCTAACCGGTTCGCTAATTTGTTCACTCTTGGCATTTAAATTCATAAGTCTTGCCGCTTTATCAACAAGGTCATTAGACAATGTTGGTCCGGCCATTGAATTTGTAGGTTTTTCTATTGGGTGTTCAATCATTAGTCTTTTAATTTCATCCGGTAGTTTTGAATTTAAAATTCTATCTTTTGTTGGTATCTCATTAGAATACGTTGTTGTTGGCGCTTGTTGTTCCGCCATAAATTCTTGTGGTATATTATAATTTCCTTGTACCGGTTCAAAATTATCAACATTCACATTGTAATTTCCGGTTGGTAATTGACCTCTTCCCATTTCATTATGTTTTTCCATGATCTTTTTGGAAATCATTAATTTTTGTATTAAATCTTGTTCTGTTCCCATATTATATATTATTTAATATTTCATTTTGTATTTGTTTAAGTAAATTCTCAACCTCACTTCTAATACCGTTTTTATCTTCTATTGATAATTTTTGACCTCTTTGTCTTTCTAACACTTGATAAACACGTCTATACGCATCGGCAGCTTTTGATAAATCAATAGTCCTTAAAGCACCTTCTCCTTCTCTTTGTCTTATTTCATCAACCATTGAGCTTACAACTTCTCTTACAACCTCACTAAGTGAACTAGTAACTGGTGTTGGTACTCCTTGGTCAAACGTAGCATTTATTATAACCCTTTCCATACTTTTATCTCCACTTGGGTTATAGTTTGGTCTCATCTCATTAAACTTTTCGGCTGTTGGTTTTAAAGTAATAATTTTATCAACCCTAAATAATCTCCAACTTGGTAATGGTTTTTCACCCAAGTAAGCCCTGTGTGAAGACCCTTCTACGTCCCAAGCTCTTAATACTGGGTTTCCAGCTTTACTATAACCATAACAAACCGGTTCAACAATTCTTAAACCTTTCCCTCCAGGTTCGTCACCATCGTAATAGATAATAACCCTTCGTTTTTGTTTAATAGAATCCACGATAGTATCAATAGACGCTATTTCAAGTATAAGGTTTTTAAAGCTGTTGTAAAGTTTCATTATGCTGACGGTGTGGTATACGGTTTGTCTTTTTGATATTCGTTAATTTTAATTTCATTGATACGTTCTAATTTATCAATAGAGGAACCACCATTTGATGTGTCTAAAAAACCACCAGTACCTTTTCCAAGTTCGTCACCATCGGAAATTGCATCTTTATTTGTTGCCGAATATTGATTTGATGTCTTATAATCATTTTTTGGTATAAGCCTTTGTCTTTGTTGTTCAGCAATTTGAGATAACTCATTATCTGGTTGACTAAAATCTAATCTTTCTGTTGTTGCCATTTTAAATTATTTTATTTTTTATATTATGTATGTCGGATCTGAATATGTTACAACACCACCAACTACAGTATAAATATCAAAGTACGCTCCAGTTGGTATACCATTAACATTTGTTTGTGTTTGAATGCTGTAATTATTTTGTATATCGTTACTATCCGTTGTAATAACTTGATAATTAGCTAGGTATTTTACATATGAGCCACCATTATTTGTTGGGTTATAGTTAGAAGGGCTAAGAGGTGATAAATAAGCTCTTCCAGTAAAATCACAAGTTTCAGCACTTAAACCAGGAATTAATGTTAATGGTGACCCAGAATACATATATGTTTCATTACAGTATTTTGGTAATATCCAAGAACTACTAAACGTATTTGCCAGTTGCGATGAAAAGGCTGGACAACAAAATATATAGGTTTCAGTGCAACCATTATATTTTGACCCATTATTTGTTTGTGAGTTAAGAATTTGTCCAATTCCTGTCGTACCTGTTGAACTAGAATTAATGTAACTGCGAATAGTATCTGTAAAACCAAAACAATTACTACAACTAGGATTTGGGTAATTGTCTACTATTGTTGGCATTGTAAGTTCAATAGTATAAGAAGGTCCAGTTGTACCTGTTGTCAATACAGAGCTTGCGTGAAAATAATATATAATTGGTGTTGTGCTGTCTCCACAATTTGAAGTTTGATTAGTAGGATTGTAAGGTACTCTAACCGTAAACATTCTATAGTATTCACAATCGCTTGAGTTTGTAGAAAAAGGTCCGGTACAATTTGTTTGGGTTGATCCGGTTAAAACGCGATTTTTTGCAATATTAATTTGATTAAGGTAAAAATTAAAATCACTAATATTATTAAACGTCATTTTAAAAATTCCAGTACCACCAACACCAGTATTTGATTTTTCATAAGTTATTAAATTATTACCATTTGTAGTACAGTTTTCTGGGTAGGTGTTGCTTTCGTAAGCCCAAGTACAATTTGGGATGTTACTATAAAAACTTCCTTGCCACTGATATGTGTTTTGACCATAGTTTAATAAAGTTTGGTGATTGTTACTAGAAAGTGGTGACTGAAACCCACTACCACTTTGGTCAATATATGGTGGGGGCAAATTATAGTAATTTCCAATTCCAACATATTGATATAAATCACTATATATTACATCTTCAAATGTACAACCTGATGCAAAAAAACCAATTATTGTACCACAAATTGTATTGTATGCAGAAATTGTTGAACCACTTATTAAATAAGGTATTGGGTTATCTAATAAACAACTTGTACAATCATATGTTGTTAAACAAGCATTAAAAAATAAACTCCAATTAGTTTCATTTGTTAATTGACTTGGTGTTATATCAATTATTATTTTATCATTATTATTTATTGTTAGACCTGTTAATACACTTATTTTTTTAATAAACATATCTGAATAAGTTTTACCGGTTTTTTCTGGGATTAAAGGGTCAAATGTTCCAGAACCAATTTGAGTACCCCAACCAGTTGTTAGGTCTTCAAAAACAATTGGGTCTGAATAAGAACTTCCAGAAAAAGTAAAACGTAATGT